GACTTTCCCAATCTGACTCCCTTGATCTTTAGACATTACCGCCCATCGCTTCGTTCCTGGATTTGGCGTTAGTTCCTCGAACGTGATGTAGGAGGCCGCCTCCGAACCATGCGTCGCAGGCGAATCCGGCTTAGCCTCTGCGCTTGCGACCGTTTCGGGTTGAAGATTATCGGTTTTCATTTTGTGAGTTGGTTGGCGTTCGACCGCCGGATTCGCTGGACTTACCGTTAGGAATCTTGGTCATCCCAGTCATCCTGGTAGTCGTAGTGGCGTTGCGCGAAGCGGGCATCGGCCAGCGCCTTGATTGCGGCCTTCTCTTCCGGCGTGCGTTCAGACTCAGGCGTCTTCTCCGCTTGCTCTGCCGCGTAGCGCATGGAGTCCCACGAGCCTTCCTCGGATTGGTGCGCTCGCTTGGCGACCTTGTATTGCGCGACGGCTTTGTCAGCCAGACGCGCCGCGTTCTTTCGCAGGTTATCCACCTGCTGAAACCATTCTGGGGAGTCGGGCGGGCAGTCCACATTGGCCGCGATATTTACCTCGAAGTGGCAGTAGTCGTGTGAGCGCATCACTTTCACAGATGCGATGTTGATTGTCAGTTTTGCCATAATCGGATTCCTAACCCGGCGCTGGAGAGAGCGCCGGGATTGCGTTTCAGTGTTGTTCGGACGCCTCTCTCCCGGCGTCTCTCAGCTTTTTGTTAGGCGACTTCATCACCGCGCTCCGATGCTTCGTCGCACAGCAGATGGATTTTCATTTGGAGCACGCCCACGACGGCGGCGTAGCTCATTTCGTATTCACTCCGGTAGCGGTCCACCAGGTTGTCCACGTCATTGGCGAGGTGGTCAGTTTGCTCTTTCTCGGTCACAGGCTTTCCTCGCAATCCATGCACACCGGCTTCCCTGTTTTGGCATCGTTGCACCCGCCATATCGTTTTGATGACACGCGCGACTCACACCACGGACACAGGAAGGTCAGGCCGCGAGGCAACCGTCGCCTAACATTCGCTGGAGCCAACCCGGCTCTGGCATCCGTGTCTTGCTTGGGTTTCATCGTGGTGTCGCCGGGCGGCAGAGCTTGGTCGTTAGGAGTCTTGTCCCATCGCCATCCGGAAACCACTTCGCCATCAGCCAGTATCTCTGTCTCCGGCGTGAATCCGTAGCGGAAGAGAGCGTGCCCGACCAGCGGGTTATCGTCATGCCATACGCAGACAGTTTGCCAGACAGCTTGCGCACGGCGTATGAACTCTCGGAAGCACCCCTTGCCGGGCGTGCGCGTGACGACCGCCAGCAAGTCCAGACGTTCGTCCGTCCACTTAGCCAGCCCATCCAAGCCAGTCGGCGACTCGAATCGCATGTAGCCAGTGCCAAGGATTTGCCCGATCGGGTCCGGCTCGATGACTCCTAACAAGTCGCTGCACGCAAAACCGCCCCGCTCGCAGGCTGGTGATGGCGTTCCGGCGATGGTGGCGTTTGGGTTCATCGTGGGGCGTTTTGCGTGAGCTTTTCGTTCGGTGGCTGTATGCACAGCTTGACTCCTTTCGTCACATACGGAGGTTTGTTCTGCCACATGATCGCTCGCTCCAATAGCTTGGCGGCACGGCGGCAGTCCGACGTGGCTTCGGCCTTAGTTTTCCCGAAGCCCAGCACTTCGCCACAGCGGGCCACAAATCGTCCGTCCGATGTTGGTATCATTTCGACAAGAAGCCGCCGCCTAACCATGCGCTCCAGCGGACGCGGCCCCGCTTTGCTGAGTTGTCCCCGTTCAATCGGTTTCGTCATAGGCTTTCGAGTCGCAGAGCTATTTGTTCGGCACTACTCGCACACATGGAGCGAGCTGAGGATTGGTTTATCGAGCCGGATGATCGTCCGACAGCCGGAACACATTGCGTACCGCTTTCCGTTCCGGTCGAGGCGTTCACCTTGAGCCATGCGGATTAGCTCGTCACGATTCCACGAGCCATCATGCCAGATGGTGCTTGGCCGTGCCGAACCCGCCGCCGGTGCGCAACGTGGCTGGGCTTGGGCATCTCGTGAGGTTTCCGCTTCGGTCATGGTTTCTGGTTTCATAGAGTCTCCCCCGGTTTCTCCGCCACGTTGCACAGAGTTTCGTTAAGCCATCCATCGCATCGTTCCGGCCCGCTCTGCGGCGCCAGACACACGCGCTTCTGCTCGGTGGCGGTTTGTAGTTCCACGTAATCCTCATCGCTCAAGCCCAGGGCTCGCGCCACGTCCGGCGGCCCGCCATCGTTCGGGCACAGGAACGCCACGCTCTCGCGTTGCACCGTCGCGCCGTCCTGGAATTCGCGCACCGTCTCGGTGTAGCCTTCCACCGGCGTGAAGCCGATCACCATCTTGCCGCCACGCTCGGCGATGCGCAGTTGCAACGTCCTCACCACCTCCGGCGGCACCAGTTCGTCGCAGAAAATGTAATCCAGATTCGCGCCTTCGATGCTTCCAGGATCCTGCTCGTAGGTCCGAAACTTGCACGTGGAAAGGTTGTCCAGGATGAACTTCTGCTCGCTGAATCCGGTCTGCCGCTTGTAGGCGATGTAGGTGGTGCTGCTCTGGATTTTGCGCCCGCGCAGGTGCGCCGGGAGAAACTGCTGGCACAGGCTCTGGTGCCACTGGATGCTCATGTCCAGGTTGGAATGGAAACACCACGCGTTGCGCTCCGGGCCGCCGCGCAGCACCTTCATCAGACGCTTGATGCCGTAAGTCGTTTTCGCGGCGCGCTGGCCGCCATTGATCAGCAGCACATCGACTGGCTTGCGAAACCCGAGGGCTTCCCGATAGGCGCTGGCTTCTTCCGGCGGCACCCAGTCAAAACCCAGCAGCGCATCGCACACGCGCCAGATGGGCGGCTCCCAGCCGCGCAGGAACGGCTCCGCCTTTTCCTGTGCGATAATCCGCTCGCGCTCGCCACCCCGGCCGCATTGGCGCTGCCATTCCGCGGCGCCCATCGCCAGCGCCTTAGCGGCCGTGGGCAGGCGCAACACTGGATGGGCGGTGGGCGACCAGATTTTCATTTTTGTCCTCGGCGCGTCTGCGCGTCTGTGCGCTTCCAGCTCGGCCCGCGACCAAGTGGTTGCTTGCCTTGCGTGGAGTAAACCGGGGTGACGCGGAAATGACGGTCTTCCTCCAGGCAGCCCCGGTCCAGTCCCATTTCGCGCATCCGCTGGATATATTCGGCGGGCGTCACGATGGGTTGCCCTCCAGCGCGGCCGGCGCCACGGCTTGCGTGGCCGCCGCGGACAACCTTCTGACAAAATCCAGATGTGCCGCAGCCCGGCCCCAATCTTCCTCGCGCACGGCCTGTCGGTTGAGCGCATCATCCACGAGAAAGAGAGCACCATGCAGCACCTCGCCGCAGGTGCATTCCAACGTGATGAGCGTGCTGACGTTGCCGCGCTGCGTCTGCGAACACATTACGATGACGTGGCTGGGAATGCTCACGCCAACACCTCCAGCGGGCTCGGCACGCTCAACGCCTCGGCGTGGCAATAGCCGGCCGTCGTCTCGATTTGCGCGTGCCCCATCGCCTCCGAGAGCGCCTTGATGTTCACGCCGCGATTCAGCGAGTGCGTGGCGTAGGCGTGCCGCAGCTCGTGCGGCGTGACGGCGATGCCGAGCTTTCGCCGCGCATCGCGCACCGCGCGCTGCACATTCGCCTCGTGCATCCGGTAGCGCACGACGGCCCCGGTGCGCGGATGCCGGCAGGGTTGATGACTCGGGAACGCCCATGCCCACGGCCAGGCGAATTGATACTCGGGATATTTCGCCGCGAGTTGATGCGGCATCTCGACGGGCACGCGCAACACTTGGTCCCGCTGCCAGATGGCTCGCGCATAGTCTAGCTGGCCGCGCAATTCCTCAGCCACGGAACACGGCAGGGCCACGACCCGATCCTTGCGGCCCTTGGCGCCAAGGATGAACAGCCGAGAATCCTCGAAGCTCAAATCTTTCACGCGCAGATTCAGCGGCTCGCTCACGCGCAGGCCGCAGCCGTAAAGCAGCTTCACGATCAAGCGCGTCGGATAACCTCCCACGTCCGCGACGTTGCGGAGCAGCGCCGACGTGTCCGCAACGCTCGGTGCATGTCGCAATTGCGCCGGTCGGGTGGCGCGCAGCGCATCGACATTGCCG